GGGTTTGAGCAGAATAATACGATTGATGATTTAATTACTTCGATAGATTCTATTGACGCTAATACATACACTTGGATAGATAATCCGATACCTTCTTTGGGAGGCTTAACTATAAGAGGTTTGTCTAAAAAAAATAATTAATGACTCTAAGATTATTTAATACACCCCCTTTGATATAAAATTTTTCGTATATTTGTAACAATTAAAATTTATTAAGACATGGCTATCACAAGCAATGAAGAAGCAATCGAAGTAATTGCTCTATTTAAAGAAGTATCTAACACAGATATTGTTAGAATTGGTTCGGCTAATTTTGGACATTTTGGAGATAAGATTGAAAAATACTTTCCAAATATTGACACTGATGAGGAGAAAGAGCATTTTATGTATGCAATCAACTCAGCAGGTAAGCAGGTAGGTAATGACTCTACTGATTATAACAAATTAGTAGAATTAATGAAGCAACTTTTTGCCTTAGTTAGTGAAGACTATGCAAAATCAATGTTGTCATTAATTCAGTACGTACAAAGAACAACTATTTTAGATGAAGGAGAAACAAGTAATTATATTGAAGTTCTTAAAGAAGTATTTCCTTAATATTTTACTTATAGGTAGCCTTATCATAGGCTACCTATATTTTAATAGAAAAATAAAAACTCTTAATGATGAAATAACTCAACTAAGCAACAGAAAGCCAGAAGTTATAACAAAAATAGAGAGGGAAATAATAAGAGATACTGTAATTAAGAAAGAAATTATAAAAATAAGAGATTACAAGATAAAATACATAGAAAGAGCTAACCTTGACGAGTTAGAGAGAGCTTTTAGTGATATAAAAATTGAATAATGGGAAAATATAAATATTTAGTAATACATTGCACAGCTACTCCTTTTGGAAGAGAGTACACTGAGGAAAAGATAAGACAGATTTTTAAAAATAAGGGTTGGAAACAAGTTGGATATAGAGAAACTGTTCATTTTGATGGAAGTGTTATTAAATATATTGACCATAATCATGATGATATCGTTCAAGGTTTTGAAATTACTAACGGAGCTAGGGGTTTCAACTCAATCAGTCAACATGTATCTTACATTGGTGGAATTGATAATAAAGGAGTTCCTAAAGACACAAGAACGCTATCTCAATATTTAAAACTTATTGAAATAGTTTCGGAAGAAATTAAGAGGCATCCTAATATAAAGGTAATTGGTCATAATCAATTAACTAATAAAAAAGCATGCCCCTCTTTTTTTGTTCCAGACTTCTTAGATGAGTTAAACGACAAAGAAAAGCTTAAAGAAAAGTTAATTTCTCTTGGTGCTGAGTCTTGGTTTGTTGATTCTTACACCCAAATCTCACCAACTATTCCAGAAGTTAACATATTAAGAGACAAATCAATAAAAAAATGAAAAAAATTATAGTGTTTGTGTGCCTTTTTACTTCTTTTTATGTAGTAAATTCTCAAACATTGAAACCTAAAAGGATAATTTATGAAGATTCTTTAATATGCTGGGACATAGGACAAAGCAAAAGTATATTAAAACACATTGTTAACTCTAAGTATGGTGATTCCTTACAAGTTTTGAATGACAGTATCATAAATAATCTAATTTTAGTCAATGACAGCTTAGTAGTTGATAAAAGTAAGTTAGAAGTAAAGCACGAATTAACACTAAATAAGTTAGAAACTGTAAAGAAAAATGGAAAATATGGATTTTTGGTGTCATTTTTATTAGGAATAGTCGCTTTTGCTATAATAAAGTAGTCCCTTTTTAATATTTTTTTTTCGTATATTTGTGATATGAATATTTTAAAACGATTTCTTTATAAGAAAGAGAATGAAAAGATAAACAAAAAGATAACTCTTGTTAAGAGTGAATTTGTAGAAGCGACATTTGATGGAGATGACGTTACTAAACAATATATAGAAACATTATCAAAATTACATGAAGAAAGAACAAAAAATAAGCATTAATTGTGAACTTCATTTAATAAAAGGAGAAGACACTGATGACGAATGGGTGATGGGCGGTATTGCCTCTACTGATTATAAAGATACTGATGGAGAGACTTTATTACCTAATGGAGCAGACTTAGAATATTTCATTAGACACGGAGAAGTTAATTTTAATCACCTCAGCAAAGGTCTTGATTATATCGTAGGCTATCCTAAAACAGCTTTTTTAAACTCTAACGGTCACATTGAAGTAACATTTGGCTTGTTTAAAGAAAAGAAGTTATCTGAGAAGATTTATGAACATGCTTTGTCGCTTGAATTAGTAGACACCGCAACAACTTTAGGTTTATCTATTGAAGCAATTGTGCCTAAAGATGGAAGAAATGAAGACGATCCTACTAAGGTTGAAAAATGGGTTATGACAGGAGTAGCGATAGTTCCTTCACCTAAGAATAAAGAAACTTTTTGTCGAATAATCAAAGGTCATGGAAGCCAAGATGTTGAATTTGATGAAAAGTCTGAAAAGGAGTTTAATAAAATGGTTGATACAGCTATCAAAGATGAAGTAGTTGAAAAGGCAGAACTAATAGAAGAAATAATAATAATCAACAATAACGAATCTGAGGAAAATAAAGTTTCAACCAGTGAAATTTATGAACTAATAAACAATAAAAATAATATGAATTTAAAAGAGATTATTGCAAGTGTTAGCTCTAAGAAAGAATTGACACCACAAGATGTAGAATCATTAAAAAAAGGTATCGAGGGTCATTCTGAGGGTGAAAAAAGTGATTTAGACACACTTGTTAAGGGTATTTCTGACGTATTAAAGCCAGAAATGGAGGTTCTTAGTAATGGAATCAACGACCTAAGTGCTAAAAGCATTGAAGGAGATAAATTAGTTAAAGGTTTAACTTCTAAAATTGAGTCTTTGTCATCAGACTTAAAGAACCTTAAAGCTAAATATGAGAAAATTGACGAAACACCAATCGTAAAATCTGACGCAGTTGAAACAGTTGCTAAAGGAGTTCAAAAAGATGAGGTTGTTGAGGAAAAATTCAAGGTTGACGTTGCTACTGAGGAAGGTATTACTTTATACAAAGGATTACTTGATGCTGGTTTAGCAGATGGAAAAATTCAAAAAGGACACGTAAGAGGTTTAAAAATGCAAGTTCAAAGTGGTATCGTTCCAGATTCTATCAAAGAATTGTTTGAAAAAGACGGAGTTGAAATTATTAACGGTTAATATATAATAAAATGAGCAATATTCAAGATTTTTTACGTAAAGGTGCTGTATCTACATACGGAACTTCACCTTTAGTAGCTGGTCAAGAGGGAGTAGCTGGAGAGTTATCTGCCTTAAAACCACATAATTTATTAGATGTTTTAACGGATTTCGCCTTAGATTGGGAGTTGTTTCGTTTCTATAATACTTTGCCAAAAGATTCAACAGTACAAAATGTTGTAACTTACAAGCAAAAAACATCAAGAAGTAACCGTACGACTTCTGGTTTTGTTGGGGAAACTCAAAGAGGAACTGTTGCAGATAGTACATACACTTCTAAAACAAAAGAGTTAAAATATATCCGTCAAATTCGTCAAATTTCTGATGTAGCGACAAAGGTGTATTTGTCTCAAAACTTAGACCCAACTACATTGCAAATTGATGATATGATTAAAGACATTATCACTATTTGTAATAAGAATATTATCTTTGGTGATTCTAATGTTAATCCTTTATCTTTTGACGGTATTATCAAGCAACAACAAGAGTTTTTCGGGAATTTAGCTTCTTGGTATGACTCTAACTTTGTAATTGATTTACGTGGAGCATCTTTAGATGTTAAGAAAGTAAATTCTGGAGCTAAGACTATTCGTATTGAAGGTTTTGGTTCTGCTACTGATTTATTTATCTCAACAGAAGTTCAAACTGATTTAGAGAACAATTTCTACGATAAAGGGATTACTCGTACAATGGCTGACGGTGGTTATGTTGTTGAAGGGAAGCAAATTTCTCAATTCCAAACAACTACTGGTAAAGTAAATATGCAAGCAGAGCAAGCTTTATTGGCTAATGGAGGAATTGCACAAACTACTGGAGCAGACAATCAAGATGCACCTTTAGCTGTTAATGCTTTAGTTGTTGCTCCTGCTGTTTCTGCTAATTCTAAGTTTGATTTACCTGCTAACGGTGATGCTGATGGATTTGGAGATTATTTATACGGAGTTAGAGCTATCAATGCTTCTGGTGAAGGAGCTATGGTAATGAATGCTTTAGCTGTAACTATCGCTTCTGGTCAATCTGCTGAGATTACTATTACAGATACTAACTTAACAAATCAATCTACTGGTTATGTTGTTTATCGTTCTAAGAAGGGTGAAGTAACTGCTGGTGCTGAAATGTTCCCTTTATTCTCAATTGGACGTGATGTGTTAAACAACACAGGTTACGATGGAGCTGGAGCTGGATTAGCTTATGACAACAATAGATTCTTAGAAGGTAATGAATTTGCTTTCTTAGTTGAAAATAACAAAAACGTTTGGTCTGACATGACATTGAAAGATTATGATATGCAAATGGAATGGTATTCTAAGAACTCTCCAGCTCGTGAGATTTCTGTATCAAGAGGTGAAACTCCTTTATTATACAACCCATTCCGCATGATTACATTCGTAAATGTTGGAGTAACAAACGCATAATTTTTTTCTCTACTTTTTTCTTTCTGGAAAAGCCCTTGTTTTTAATGAGGGCTTTTTTATTTTTACTCCCTTTTTAATATAAAATTTTTGTATATTTGTATTATAAACAATTTTAAGTTTAAGATATGTATGTAAAAAGTAACATTAAAGAAAGAGCTGGTAGTAAATTTAACATGAAAGGCATTTTATTAGACTTCGATACTAATTGTGTTGCTGAGATCAGTGACATTAATTCAGATTTGGTGAAGACTATGAAAGGACACCCTTTTAAGTTAGAGATTTTGGATTCTTATGACCCAAACCAGATTCTTATCAATGAAAAGACTAAGGAATTAGAAAAGTTAAAAGTTGCCGAATTAAAAGAACTTGCGTCATTACAAGAAGTTCCGTTTGAAGGTAAAAATGGAAAAGATTTATTAAAATCTGAAATTATAGCTAACATTGTAAAAAGTTTAATATAAATGCCAACACTTACTCTTGTATCAGATTTTACAGTAGGCACACTTGTTTTTAGTGCTGAGAATATTAAGAATAACTACTTATATGGAGTCCCTCTATTAGATCCTAAAACTGGTGAAGTAATAGCTGATTCTGTTATTGAGTTTTATATTCAATCTGCTACGCAAGAGCTTCAAAGACAGTTAGGTATTTATTTGCAAAAAACAACACAAAGAGAAACGTTAGACTTTCAGATAGAGGATTACTACGCTAAGTATAACCCTTTAAAACTAACATATCCTGTATTGAGTATTACTTCTATAAAAGGAAGTTTAGGAAACTCTGAAATATTAGAATTACCTAAAGAATGGATTGCTTTTTCTAAGAGAGATTACGTCAACAGTAGAAATATATTCACAATTGTTAATGGAACTTCTAACATCCAATTCAACACCACTCAGTTTATAAGCTATTTTGGATTTCCAACTGGCATGAGTATATACAATAGAAGCACAGGTGCTATTCCTTGTTTTTGGGATGTAACCTATGAAACTGGCTTTTGTGGCATAATTCCTTACGACATATTAGATGTTATTGGAATGTTGGCTACAATTCCATTACTTGCTATAATTGGTGATGTTAGAGATGCTGGATTAAGTTCTAAAGAGCTTTCAATTGACGGGGTTAAGTCATCTTACTCTACAACATCATCAGCTACTTCATCTGCTTACTCGGCTAGAATCTTAGAATACACTAAAATGGTTGACAAAAAAGTAAAAGAATTAAAAAGACATTTCGAGGCTATTATTGTCGAGAGTGTTTAATAAAATATGGCGAAAAGATTAGCGACAGCGAAGAGCAATTACACACCTTTTGAACAGCCTACTCCTCAAAACGTAGACCATGTTAAAGGTGATCATGATAAGTTAGTTTCTGATGAGGGGTATGATATTTTGTTTGAGAAATCTGTAAAATGCCCTTGTAAGCAATTAGATAGAAACAAAACTCACACAACATGTGTGAATTGCAATGGTTCTGGTTGGGTATTCGTTAATGCTACAACAACAAAGTCGCTAATACTTTCTCAGTCTAAGCAATTAAAGTTTGGATTACAAGGAGAGGTGTTAAATAGTGGTCAAATTTCTGTTACTCCTCTTAGTGGTATTGTAATGAGTGAGAACGACAGAATAACTCTTTTGGATAGTGTAGGAGTAGTAAGTGAGCAACCAAGACCTTATCTTAGCGATACAGGTCAAGTTATACTTAAATTTAACTACATAATCAAGAGTGTTGAGACTCTTTTTAAATTTATTTCCACATCTCTACCTTTACAACGAATAGAAGAAGAGGATTACGAAATTGATGGTAACACTTTAAAGTTAAATGCTGACAAGTTTAAAACTTCCGACATTACCTTTTCTTCAAGATACTTCTACAATCCACAGTACATTATAGTTGATGTAGCTAAACATGTTAGAAATATTCACCTAAGAGATGAGTTGGGGACTTTAAACCAAACAGTGTACCCTCAATTATGTATTGCTAGATTAGCACATTACACTTTTAATCAAGATGAAAATAATATAGATAATGGATGAAATGAGATATATTAAAGTTAAAAAGAAAGGTTCTTTAATCAAGGAAGGACTTAAAAATAAAAAAGCTGAGTATGATGACGAAGCTAATATGTATGGTGAGCATTTAAACATATACAAGAGGCTTATCCCTATTGAACCAGACTTAGAGAATAAAAGTTACGAAAAAGGTTGTAAAGCTACTTCAAAAAGATACTCGTATAGTTATGAATATGAGAATGAAGGACATGAATTAACAGCAGATCAGTGCCAAGTTGTAGAAAACTATAACAACTCATCATGGAAGATGTTAAGAGCTAAAGAAAATTCTCAACTTTCACAACAATTGTACAATTTGATTGATGATAAGGCTGAATATGAGTTTTACGTTAATGATTTAATTGAAATGGGTTTAGGCTCAGAAGAAATGGAATAAAAATGGATATAAATATTAGAATGGAGACCAATTTTCTTGGAAATTTAGAAGGCGTTGAGGAAAAAGTTGACCTTAGAATCAAACAGTATGCTAATTTATTTGAAGGAAAGGTAAAAAGGTTAGCTAATTCTAATTTAGATTCATCCAAAGAGAGTTATATAGGAGCTGTTTACTCTGAAAAAGTAAAAGACGGGCATTATACCGTTGGCTTGAATAAAGATAACAAATTAGCTAACATGATTGAAAAAGGAGCTAAGGCTTACGACATGAAAATGGGTTTTTTGAAGTCATCTAAAGCTAAGATTGGTAAAAATGGGTCTACTTACCTTGATGTTCCTATAAAAAACACTTATAAAAACACTTTTATAAACAAAAAACATGAAGTAGGTCAAAAGATTACTAAAAAAACTATGCCTATTAGGACTTTCAAGTCTTTAGGGACACGAAAACAGATAATTGACCCAGTTAGCAAGGCTACGTTGTTTGAGAGCTACAAGCACAAAGCAAACGTGCTACAAGACGCAACTGTAATAAGCAAAAGTTCTAAAAAGATAGGTTCTGCTTTGACAATTAGGAGAGTTAGTAGTAATTCAGACCCTATGTCATGGATTAATAAAGGAATTAAGAAAAGAGACTTCTTTATGAAGGCTTATAGGGAGTTAAAAAATAGAATATAATGTTAGTAATACCAGAAGCAAAGATGTTTCAAATATTAGAGAGCTTGATTGAGTTTATAAGATGTGAGATAAAAGATCCTAACACAGCAGAACAAGACTCTTTTTTGTATCTTTTGTTGCAAGGTAATTACGATTCTACATTAGATTATTACAATGAAGCGAAGAACATATTCAGTAAGTCTGAAAAAGATGAAAGGTTTTTAGTTGTAAAGCAAACCTTAGATAGAAGTAGGTTGCAATTACCAACTGTTACTTTGTTAGTAGACGAAGAAAGTTTGCATAAAAAGAACTCAGTAGGTCAAGGTCAAGGTGATTATTCAAGTGTTGAACTGTCAACTGGTGATTTAAAGGCTACATATTCAAAAAGGTACAGTTCTTCCTTTCAAATTTTAGTTTCAAGCGACAATGTTACTGAGGTTTTAATAATTGAGGCAGTTTTAAAAGCTGGTTTGGTATCAATATTTGAAACATTTAGTGATTCATGCCTTCAAAACCCAAGAATAGAAACATCTGCTATAAATTTAGACTCTGATGCTATTAACGCCTCTTATAGGTCTATCTCAGTTAGTTTTTTCTACGATTTAGTTACTCCTTCTATTTATTCTGACAAAATAAGAGAAGCTATAACATTTACATCAAAAATATATTAAATATAAAATAAAATTATATGGCGACAAGAGTTAATTTTGGAGGTAAACAACGAGTTATCACAAATACTTATGCAGAGATATTAAGTGGAGTTGAAAATCCACCTTCGGCTCTTACAACTGGTGAAGTTCTTGTAATTGACACTGGAGGTAATGCCACTTGGGGTGGTGGTTCTGGAGTTGATGGAGAATTTAGTCAAGGATTAGATTCCTTTTATAGATTTACTTCGGTTCAATCTGCTCAAAGCTTCCTTATGGGAGGTAAGTATTCTAAATACATGGAGAACCTATTCTTCCCAGAGGACGGAGTTCAAGGCACACCCTCAGTAACTTTTGTTAAAAGTGCAACAACTGTACCAGCAGAAATTACTAAAACTTGGGGAGCTTATGATTTTCAAGCAAAATGTAAGTTTGAAGGAGTTTGCGGAAACGCTGTAACTACTGGAGATACACCAGCAGTATGGGAATTTGATGTTGATTTAGTAGGAGATGCTACTGATACTCACACATTACTTATTGATGGTGTGACTATTGGCTCTTACATTGTTCCTGCTATCCCTTTATCGCCAGCCTCAACAGCTATCGCAATTGCACAAGATATTGTAGCTACTGCTTCTGGATATACAGTTTTAAGTGTTATTGGCAACAAGATTAGAGTTAAAGCTATTGCTGGAGACGGTTCTGCTTCAAACGTTATGTCTTTTAACTACAATACAACTGGAACAGCAGTAGGTGGAGTTAATAGAGTTAAAGACGGAGTAACAGCACCAATCTTAGAAAAAGGATTCGCAATGAAGGTTTTACCTTCTAAAAAGGGAGTGAATTTTTCTGAGGTTTCTTTTTACAAGTCAACATTCACAGGATTAGCCCCAGATGGCATTTCTTACAATGAAATTACAGCAGAACAAGCTACTCCTAAGTTAATTGCTACTACAACAGTATCAACATTACAAGAATTAATTGCTTGGGCTAAAAAAGACAAAGGTTTTAATTCTTACTTTCAATTAGTAGACAATACTGGCGGTAATGATGTAGCTATTCCTTCAACTGATGATAATTGGATTGGAGCAACAGGAGGAACTGAAAATTACGATGTTAATTTAATGGATACTATTTTACAGTACATTAATGATACTAATATTGAGTTTATTGTAACAACTGAGTCATTTGCTAACTCATTATCTGTATTTAATCAGCCAGTTATTGACTGGGTTAACAGAGATAGTAGATTTATTCGTCAATTATTCATAACAGGTGGTAATAACTTAAATGATTTTGATGGATCTTTAGCTCTTTGTCAAGAATTAGATTCTGATGTTGTTAATGTTGTTCATGGAGCTTACAAAAGCACATCTCAACTTTCCCCAGATGGATTTAGATATTGGGACGCAGATGGTAAATTATTCTTAATGTTAGGTAGATTGGGTGGTTTAGAGCCTCAAAACTCATTAACATTTAAGTCTATCAATATAGCTAAGGAAGTTCATCCATTAACAGAAGATGAAAAAATTCAAGCTTTAGATTCTGGGTTACTTGTAAGTTACTTTAATACTGATAGAAGTTTGTTTATTGTCTTACAAGGTGTTAATACTTTACAAAATAATGAGTTCTTCTTCAATGAGGATGGTACTACATTCAGTATTCAAGTTAAAAGAATTGATGCACAAGTGAACAAAACACTTGTAATTGAGTCAAATATTAAATTATTAGGAAAAGAAGAAGGTGCTAATAAGAAAAACCTTAACAGTGCTACTGTTTCAGAGTTTACTAAGGCACAATTAGACTTCCTTACAGCAACAGAAACACAAGATAACCTTATTTTAGGATATAGAAGTGTTGAGGTGTCGTTTGATCAAGATAATTTCTTCGTTACTTACGAATTTGAACCTAATAGTGAGATTACTAAAGGATTTTTCACAGGAACAAGAGTTGTTTTTTAAATTATAAAAAGATAATAATATGCCAAATATACCAAGCGAGCAAAAAGTATTTACTTCGCCTATGTGTACGTTCTCAGTTAATGGAACGGTTATTGCACATGTTCAGAATATGACTTTTTCAGAAAATATAGTTAGAGCTAACGTAAAAGGCTGTGGAGATTTAATTTATCAAGAATTTCCTTCACTTTCGATTATCTGCTCTGGCTCATTCTCTTACAATAGTGTTAATTTTAGAACTGATGGGATTCCAGATGCTCTAAAAAGAAAGGTAGGTTCACTACAACAATTTGTAGATACACTTATTTTAGGAGAAGAACCTATTACGATTAATATCTTTAGAAGAAAAGAGGAATCTAAGGATGCTAAAACAGGTTTAGTAACTGGTGGATTGGAGAATTTTGCCACAATTAAAGACTTTTACTTGGAAAATGACACTTGGTCTATTTCTAATGAAAGTATTGCGTCAAAAACCCAGTCTTTTAGATATTCTACACCGATTATTTATACTTTGTAAAGTATCTCCCCTTTTTAATATATTTTTTTGTATCTTTGAGGCATCACTTTTTGTTAAGTGGTGCTTTTTTTATAAACAGAAAGAAATAAAGATGGAATTAAAGAAAAAGATTCAAGTATTAGAGGAAGAGTATGTAATTGAAATGCCCCAAAAGAATATTGATTATATTTTGATGGAGTCTAAGAAAATGGAACTTTCTGAGGGCAAATATTGGCAATTATTAGAGTTGCAAACAAAAATGTCTGTGCATCAGTGGCATTTAATCAATGCTAGTGCCTTTTTTGACGTAGTAGCCCCAGCAATTGCTAAAGGATTAGCTAAATCAGATGAAGATGTTTCTGTGATGGACTTAGACACTAATAGTTCTAATACTTTGCTAAAAGTGTATGTTGACGAGATTGAAGTATGGTTTGAAGCTTACAAAACAGAAGCTTTTGGGAAGGAAGATTTAGATGCTAAGTAACTTAATACCCTTTTTTGTTAAAGACTTAAAAGGGTTAGTTTTTTATTGGAATAGTGCCTTTCCTTATGATAAGTGGTGGAGGGAAAAATACAACATTGCTTTATTTTCAGAAGAACATTTAGAAGCTAATCCTTTACTTATAAAAGCTGAGTATATTGAGGACTACCATTATCAAAAAGAACTTGAAAGAAGAATGGCAGAGAAGGACGTTAAACCTAACAAAGTGAAGACTGAGGAGGTTGAAATGGCTAAGGATTTTGATTGGAATGCTTTGCAAGAAGCTATTGATAATAAAGAATAATTATGAGTGAAGAAATAAAGTTTAATTTTGTAACCAACACCAATGATTTAGTTAAAGCGTTTAAGTCCTTAGAAACACAATCTAAGGCTTCTTATGCTAAAATGACTAATGATGCTAAGGACTATAAGGGGTCTACTAAGAAATACTTTTCTGATATTGAGCAAGAGTCTAAAAAAACTCTTCAAAGTATTAAGGATAAGACAGCTATGGCTCAAAAAGCCGTACATGCTGACTTTAACAAAAGAGTAACTGAACTAAAGGAAAACAGAAACATCACTCCCCAAAATCTAAATAGAAGTATAACAAACCTTAAAACTCAAAGAAATAAAGAGCTTTCAAACATTGCCACTCAGTCCAATTTAGCTAGGAAAGATGCTCAAATGGAGAAAGACTCAGCTAAGAATCTAAAAGAAGCCTCAGAATTACTACTAAGGTATGCTAAAGAAGAAGCTAAGAATAAGGGATCAAAACAACCTTTTAGAGATTTGCAATACGGAAGCAGAAGCCCATCTCGTAATTTAGCTTTTAAAATGGCTCAAGAGGAAGGTCTTACTGGGGGAATGAATGTAGCGGGTCTTGGAGTTAATGATTCTTATGGAGGTAGTGGCTCTGGCGGTGGAGGAGGTTCTGCTAATAGAGGTAGATATATGTCTCTAAAAGACAGAGCAAAAGCAAGAATGGGTAGGTCTAAAGGTGGTAGATTCTTAATGAGATCTATGGCTGGAGTAGCAATAATCGGTGGTATTGCTGGGGCATCTTTGAAAGCTGGTCAAGATAGGGAAGAATCTGCTTTAAGATTGAAAGCTGTCACAGGTATGGACACAAGCCAAGAGTTTGGAGTGGGTGGTGTTGCTAATGATATGATTGGGGCTGGCTTTACTACTGCCGAATTTGATAGATATCAAACAGATTTAGCCAAAACAAGAGGTTATGCTCGAAATGGTTTCTTTTCTCGTGGAAACAAGCAAGGTGGGACTAAAAGATTTAACTCAAAAGTAACAGAAGAAGCTCAAAGATTAGCTTCCGTAGAGTTATTAAGTGGAGTTGATAGAGGTACTTTTTTAGGTATATCTTCATATCAACAGTTTGATTATAACAAAAGTAGACAAGGGAGAGCCGAAACTTCCTTTGATATAGACCAATTATATAAAACAATGAGGCTTACTGGAGCTATTGCGAAGGGTGATAAGTCAAGAATGGGAGAATTTGCTGAAACAATGAGCAAAAGAGCTTTTTCTGCATCAAATCTATCAGAGACTATTGACACTGACCAAATTATATCCAATATGGGTAAAATGTACCTTACTGGTGGTTCATTTTCTGATAGTAGAATGGGGGACAGAATGCAAACTATGAATAATGCTTTAATAAACCCCAACAATGATTTTAAACAAGCTTTCAATTTCTCAATACTAAGAAAATTAAACCCTAATGCCTCTTTCGTTGAATTGCAAAAGATGAGAGAAAAAGGCATGGGGCAAGAGGGGTTCTTAGAAACATCTCTTAAAAGCATGAGAAATATGTCTGGATCTAATAACGACTTATTTGAACAACTTATAAGTAGTAGATTAGGAGTAGGATACCAACAAGCAGAAACACTAAGAAAGGGATTTGATAGTGGCTCTTGGGAAAACTTAACTGAGGAGGAGAGAAAAAAGATGGAAACTCTTGGTTTTGGACTTAATAATAAAGATAAATTAATAGAAAAAGCTTCTAAGTCAGTCGGAACTGCTACTACAATTAGTAAAGAGGCTGAGGAGATTGCTTCTGGAGTGGGAGTTAAGGTTGCAGAGGCTTTAAAACCCTTTGTCGACACCTTAACTGATATATTAACGGATGAGAGAGGGGTAAGCGTATCAGTGAGCGAGCAGAGTAAAAATTGGCTTAAAGAAGTTTTAGGTTTGTAAATAAAATAAAATGGCAGTAGAATATATAGTATATAAGCATAAAAACTCATCAATTACGACATTTGGAGACTTTTGCGACCAAGACGGGATTTCTATTGCTTATAAGTATATAAACAATGAGAGTAAATTACTTAATTACAAGACTAATAAAAGCTCAATAGAATCAACTCTTAAAGATGGTGAAAATATTGATGATTACTCTGTAAAAGATATACCTTTCAATGTTAATACCTCTATAAAGATTCCAAAAACCATGCTTAGCTTACAGACTCTAAGTGGTGAGTCTGTTGGAGTTATTGAGTCTACTGATTTAGATGTTTTTATACCAAGTCAGTTAGCTTCAATATCTGGAGATTCGAGCAAAAACGAAAAAGGTGAAAAAAGTGAGGGTGTTTTGAGTCAAAATATACCCTTTTGTACAGCATATATGTGGTGTAGAGCCTTGTCACCAGTAGAACAAGAGGGTGATGAGTTGTTAGGTAGGTGGATTGATGTGTCTAAATATGTAATAACTGCCACAACTCAAAATGGTATGCCTAACAGTTCGTCTTTTTCAATACAATTAGACGGATTAGTTGGTGAATATGTCGAAGGTTGGGAGAAAAATATAAACGAATATAAGGGTAAAGGTGATAGTTTTTACCAGTATTTCTCATCTCAAAGCGAAATAACTGACTTAGGAGAAGAAAAATACAATAGATCTGCTTCATATTTTCATAATATTATAAACACTAATGATTTAATATTCTTAAAGTTTAGCAAAAATGAAAAAGATAATGAGTTAGGGGATATTTTAACAAGTAATGATATAACTTTACTCAAAGAGGAATCAACTGTTGACTCTTATGACTTTATAGGGTTGGTTGACAGTTCGACGGTTTCTCATAACTCAGCTAATGCTTCCACCTCTGTCAATGTTGCTGGTAGAGATTTGATAAAACTATTAAGTGAAGATGGATGTTATTTTTACCCAGAAGAGTATGCAGGTGGTGCTTTTGTTAACAATCAAGACAATGATAAGCTTATAAAGAGAATATTCGGAAGTTTAGAGGTGTTAGGAGCGTTTACTCAGCGAAGTTTGCAATTCTCTATTCAGTTTATACTAAATCAGTTATCATATACTGGGTTAGTGCCAGAATCTACACTTGAAGGTTGGGGAGATAGAAGAAATAGAAAATATGTGCTTGGTGAAACGACTAATAAAGACGACCAAGACGAAATAATAAACACAAATAAGAATATTTTAGAAATTAGCATGCCTAAAGTCCTAAATAAGTTTTACAATGACTCAAATATGAGGGTAAAAACTAAAAAAGGAGGTAGTGATTACTATAATAAAAGAGCTTACAATACAGGATTAATAAAAAGAACCACATCTACCAGAGCTATAAAAAACTCTATTGATGACGGTATAAAAGTAAAAGTTAGTGAGTATTTGGACGTGGATGTTGTGCCTTTAGGTCAAATTAATCAAGAAGATTACATAGTAACCACACCAGCTAAGACTTTTAAAGTAGAATCTGATAGATTTAAGTCAGATATTGATAAGTATATAAAAAGAATAGAATCTAAAGCATCATCAAGTGGATCATACACACAAGACACTATATCAAGTTTTGAGTTGTCTAATCTGAAAGGTAAGATGTTATATAGTGTAGAAATTTCAAATATTTACATTGATTGCTCTAACTATGCTAAGATGATATCCACTATTGGAGAGATAAGAGCTAAATTTAAAGAAATAACAGACAGATACTACCAACCTATATTGGACTTAGCTTACGAATACAAGAAAAATTTAGACATTTTAGAAAGCGATAACTTAAAAAACGTAGATACTGAACTTATGGACGGTGTTTATCAAATATTTAATGTAAATATTGACAAATCTGTTGCTGATAGAAGGATAGTTGATTCAAGTATAAGCATTCAACAAGGAAGCATGTTAAGTTACTTCAATAAGTTAGCTGATGGAGTGTTTATTGAAATGTTTGGTGACACTTATAGAGATGAGTATTATCTAAACTTTAGACAACCACCTTTTGATAAAAAATCTTACTTAGAGTTAGCTTCTTATGCAGTTGATGTTGAGATTGACGATGTTATTAGTTCATCTTTTCAATTTGACACAAGGGTTTATTCTTGGTACTCATTTAGACCAAAAGGCTTATTCTTTGGAGAATCTGATGGGGTTTCATTAGCATTTTTACCAGCTATATATTTTTCAGAGTTTTCTGACGTTTGGGGTAGTAAACCTATGAATATTACATCTAACTATGTTCCTTATTTACCTATAAAGGGAAATCAAGAGCAAGGAGAGTATAATTTTTTCCTTAGACAAGCTTACAGAGACTTAAAATACTTAATAGATTCAAATTGTTACTTGCCATTCACTAGAGTAGGTACAATAACAATGAAGATGAATAGGCAAATTAAGAAAGGTATAGCTATTAGAAACAAAGCAACTAAGGAGATATTTTATGTAAAAGCAGTCACTCACACTTATACATCATCTACAACAGGGGTTACTTCTGTTATGGTTGAACGAGGTATGGTTGAAGAAATGATGAAAGCACCAAGTTATAGTTATTTTGACATTTGCTCTACTGAGTTTGATGAGAAGTTCTTTGAACAAAAGGGTTTAATTGGAGAAGCGACATTGGATGCTAACACTCCAACACAAGAGGTAAGCACTACTACTGTAACTGAGACTGGAAACGTAGTAGCTACTGCCACCACTATACCTAATGAACCTACAACACCAGAAGAACCTAATACTACAATTAGACCAGTACCAACAAGAACTGTTGAGATATTAAAAGATTGGAAAGTAAACAAGGGAGTTTTTAACTTCTATATGAAAAGAAGACAGTTTAGTAAAAACCCTTCATCATTAACTTTCCTAAGTCCTGTTTTTGAACCTGTTAATGATATACAAAATGCGTAGCAATAATTCTATATTTTACATATACGTTCCTAAAGACGTTGATAGAGACTATTTTGTGTCGCAATGTTATAGTAGTGGCACTGTTTCAATTATTAGTGAATTATTTGAGGTTAGAAATAACGTTAGAATAGGTTTTAACGCCCTACAAGCGATTGAATTTCCTCAAAGGTCTTCTGAGTTAGGAAGCATGGTTTTAGCTACTTATATGCCTCAATACGGCACTTACTTAGTAACCGATACATTTGTTAAGGGTGACGAAACTTGGGGGTTTAGCGAAGGTGAGTTTATAACAGAGAAAAATTACGAAGATAACAATGTTTCTATATCTGGTAATGCTAAAAGTGGAGATATTTCTATATCAGCCAATGTTGATGAAGGGGGAAATTTAAACGTGTCAATTATTGGCAATGAAAATGCTTCTTTAAACTTAAAAAGTAGTGGTTTTCTTAGAGTTGATGTAGATGGAGACACTACGGTAAACTTAAAAGGTGAATTAAATGTGTCTTGTGAGAAAGAGATAAGTGTTGAGACTAGCGAAGGAATAAATTTAACCTCAGTAAAAGACTTTATTGCAAATGTTAAATCTTTGAAGGTTAATGATGGCGATTTAAGTGTCGTAACTGAGAAATTGATTGATGTTTTTAGTGATTTCTTAACAGCTTACGACTCGCACACTCACATAACGCCAAGTGGAGCTACCTCTCCACCATTAATACCTCAGTCACCATTGTTAAAAACAAGGGCTACACAAAGTAGTTCAACAGTATTATACGTAGATAAATAAATAAAAATGGGAAGAGTAGATAAAAGAGTAACGGACAAGTTATTCAATATGAAAAATGCAATAGGTCAAGCTGGATTACATGCTCTTTTTCCAGAAGAATTTGAGTATTACACCTTGTCTTTTGAACTTTTAGACTCAAACGGAGACACGGTTGATTATTTCGTCTTTCCAATAACTCCACAAGGTTTAAAAAAGAAAGAGAATAGCATAAAAAGTATAGTTAAAACAGCATACGGGGTGACAACTTTTAAAAACCCAACATTTGCTCCTATTGAATACGAGCTAAGTGGTAATTTTGGTAGAGATTTGAAGGTTTTAATAGGCAGAAGTCAAGAATCTGTTTCTTTTAGGGCTTTAAATTTCAAAAAAGCGTTCTCAACAACTATTAAGACTGGTTATGGCTGTATAAAAATATTAGAAAATATCTTTAAGCAGTCTAAAAAACTTGACTCAAATAACAAATCTCACACATTAATAATGTATAATCCAGCTTTCGGAGATGCTTTCGTGGTAGAACCTATGTCTTTTGAAGTGTCTATGGATTCTGAGGGTAGTAATATGCTTCATGGTTACAATATGTCATTAATGGCAGTAGCTCCTGTTACAGCAATACTAAGCGATAAAAAATCAAAGCAAAAGTTAGCTCAAACGTTAGGTTCTGACTTAGTGTCACAATACGCAACAGCTACCCTAAGAGCTACACAAGATTTTGTTAGACAAGACATAAAAGTTTTAGATGAAAATATAATTCAACAAAATAAAATATAATGAGTGCAATTTCTTACTACAAAACTGTTACTGGGTATGATTTATCTAATCTACTAAGCAAATACGAGTCATTTATTCAGTTGGATTACTCAAAAATATTGGGGTATTACACTAACAAGCAGTCTTATATTCCAAATATAGCTTTTAAGAACTTAGATTACTTAATTGTTGAGTTTGAAAAGGTTTCAAACCTATTTGAGTTAAATAATTCTCAATTTTCATCACTTAATTATTGGAATCTTTTTGAAATAGTTGAAGATATTAGCTTAAACTTGGCAAGAATCAAGGTTACTGATAAGTTTGCTCGATCCTCAAAAGGTAGAGTTGGCTTTTTTACCTCATCAACTAAACAAGTAATACAAAAACAGAATCAAAGCCTTGAAAATATAGCAAATTCATTAGGTTACAACAATTCTGATGATGATTGGCAGACAATAGCTACCTCTAACAAAGTAATTGAAGAAGATTACACAAATGAAGGGGGATTATCTTTGCAGGTTGAACCTCAAAATAGTGAAAGTATAAGTGTAAAAGTTGTTGTTAATAGTAATTTACAAGGAAAAGAGTTATACGGTAAAGATTTAAACAAGAAATTAACAATAATTGATGATGATTTGGATGTTTTTACTGGTGATGACACAATAGAACAGAGTATTTATATCTATACAGAGTTAAAAAAGGGCGGAAATCCAGAATTTCCCAATGATGGTATTGATGGAAGCATAACTTCTGGCTCTAATATTAATTCTTTCAGATTTCCAACCATTGCGAGGCAATTAAGTGAAGTATTTGCTAAAGATGACACTTTCTTAGGATTAGAGGTAACAAACACATTCATAGAGGAAGATAATTCATTTATTGAGTTTAATATAATTGATATTTTAAGCAATAACAAAGCTTCCCTAAGTTTATAAAATTTTTCGTATATTTGTATTAAAAAAATATGGCATTATTTACAAAATTACAAACGGTAGCTACTTTAAAAGCTTTAGTTTCTTCAATATTTATATCAAAAACGGACAAGGCTGACAAAGTGGCAGATAATGGAGTTTTAAATGGTATATTTTACGGAGTTTCTAAGGTTGGTCAAAAAGCTATCAAAGATATTGCAATTATTGAATCAGAACTATTCGTTCAAGAGGCTAATGGAAATTCTTTAAATAATATAGCTCAAAATAAAGGTATTCCTACTAGATTAGGAGCTTTACCTTCGTCATGTTACGTTAGAGTTGTTGGAGATGAGGGAACTATATACCAGAAAGGAACTTCTAAGTTTTATTCAAATCAAATATTGTTCGACTTACAAGAAACTATAACAATAGGAGAGAATGGTTATGCTTATGCTAATGTAGTTTGCACTCAACAAGGTGAATACACTAACGTTTCTGCTGGAACAATTAATACGGTTAACCCTATACCAACAGGACATTTAGCTGTTTTTAACGAGTATCAAGCTGTTGGAGGTAGAGATGAAGAAGATGATAATGTTTTTAAAAATAGAATAATTAATAGCTCAAACTTACTTAGCTTAAACACTAAGGAAAGAATGCTTCAAAACATGATCTCTGTAAACCCAAATATTCTAAGAGTGTGGTTTTTTGGAAGAAACAACTTCGGTCAACAAGTAGTAAAAGTTGCGACTCAGAATGGAGCTATACTATCAACTCCAGAAATTGATGCCTTGTATGATGGAATAAAGGACAAACTAAGCATAGAAGACTCTTTTGGGATTGATGACGACATAAAAGGGATAACAATAGAAAATATGGAGTATCAATATATTGATATGTCTATGAGAATACAACGTGACGAGTCTATCGACCCAGATGAAATTAGAAAAAACATACAAGTATCAATCCAAAAAAACTTAGATTTTAGGTATTGGAAGATGGGAAAAACAATAGAATGGGAAGATTTGTATATAGCGAGTAGAAATATTAAAGGAGTTTTAGGAATACCCTCGCAGTATTTTTACCCAAACTTCGATATTAAGACAAGTAAGTTTAAATTACCAATAGTTAGAGGTTTCGAGCTGAGAGATGAGGAAGGAAATGTTATATCTTCTAATAATAATGCAATTTCTCCTATATATTATCCAAACGACCCTAATATAATTTTTAACCAAACTTTTAATAATGGCTGAGATTAAACTACCAACTAAAACTGTTACATTTTTTGAAAGTGCTAACAGTTTTAAAATATTTACTTACTATGATGCAGGTGGAGCGTGTGTTAACTACATTCTAAGCTTTATAATACTAAGTGAAAACACGCCAGAAGGATTAGAAGGAGACTTATTAGTGTCAATTGACAACTCAAATCCTTCTACCGATGTTTGGTTGCAAGATGGCGACTTATATATATACGACCCATTAGCTCCAGATTATTATTTTAATTTAGACGGTGATGTTATTTTTGAATGTACAGAATAAATATATAAAATGGCTATAATAAAAAATTTAGGTTGGGCTAGTGTTGTTTCTGAGGGATTATCATCTCCAAGCAACACTAAACTACTTTGGTTTAATACCAATGTGGGAGAATTTAGATTCTATTACTACGATATTGGAACTTTAAACTGGGAATTATTAGGAAGTGGAGCTGAATCTACTTGGAAGGGAATTTGGGTAACAGCAACGTCTTACACGGTAGGACAATACGTAATAGAAGATAATAAAATATATATATGTGACGTTGATAACAGTGATGTTACATTTACCCCAGCTAATTGGACTTTAGCTTTAGATGGTGATGCTGGAGGAGGGGGATCTTCTACTTGGAAGGGAGTTTGGGTAACAGCAACACCCTACTTAGTAGGAGAGTATGTTGTTGAGAATAATAATATTTATCTATGTGCTACTGCTAATAGTGATGTTGCATTTACTCCAGCTAATTGGACTTTAGTATTAGAAGGAGGCTCTACAACAGGAGTAAATTCAGTATATGGTTACTTAGATCCTGTAAACGGAGATGATGCCTCAGCAGAGCTGGGAAACCCTTTTAAGCAGTACAAAACTCCATCTGCTATCATAACAGACATACCTAATCAAGGATATGTCTATGTTAGTGGTTTTGTTAGTGTTGATGTTAACATAAGTGGAAAAGCTATTAACTTTGTTGGAGCTGGAACTGGATCATTAACAGCAATATCAGCTATTAATATAGATTCTGCTAGTAATGTGTTGCTAACTGGCATAGATGTCTTTGGAAATATTGACTTAGATACTAATTCTCATATTAGTGTTATAAATGGTGATATTAATACAGTTTCTACATCGGATGACTTGTCAACATTAACAATATCAAAGGCAAATGTAACTGGAGTTTATGCTGGTTTAAGAAAAGCTGAATTGTCAACCTTCAATGTAGGTGGTTCTACTCAACAAGGGGTAGCTTTAGATGTGAAAAACAACACTTATCTTGCTGGGTTAACGGTTAAAAGTAATTGTGGTGGTCACATTTATGGTAATTTATTCAAAACAAGTGCTATTACTCCTATTTCATGGGAAAAGGGTGTTACAAATGCACAAGTTGGAGCTAATATAGATATTTATGACAATGTTGGATTAGGAACTTCTGCTCAGTTTATATTAGAAAGTGGAGCTGGGACTTTTGCTATGAATGCAAGACTTTGGAGTAACAAATACGAACAAGTTGCATTACAAACAACAACTACTAACAACATAACAAGAGATGAGCTTAATCATAAGTTTGGAACTGTATCAGTAGTAACAGACTCTTTAAGATTCTTTGCTAACACTGACTCAACCGTATCAAATTCAGTAGTTATTTATGGCAATCCAGAGTTATTATCTGGTAGTGAGAAGTTCTTCACATCTAAAGTGGCAAGTATTACTTACGAGGTGTCATCTGACGGGGGAGATACTTACACCTCAATAGGAAATTTTACAGCGTTAGCATCTTGGTTTAACACAACTCCAACAACCACCTCAATAACTTTCGTAAGAAGTATATTTGTTTTTATAGCTGGGGTAATAGGAGAACAATCAAACGTATTTGAAATAATAAAATAATATAAAAAATGATACATAATATTACATATAAAGGGTTACCTATTGAAGTTCAACTTAATAATAGTAAAAATGGACACTATATTAGATTCAATGAAGAGGGTTATAAGAGCAATTATGTTGTTTTAAATCCGTCTGGTAATGGTCAATTGAAGGATATGAATGTATCTTACTTAGAAGAGAAACTAAACTTAGTAGATAATTCTATTATTGGTAATTCAACTAAGATTGACAAATATATTGAACCTTCCGATGAGTATAATTATTGGTATAATCTAAACTTAACAAGTTGGACTGGCACTTTAGGATATATAACCTTTGCTCCAGCTACTAATACCGTAATGCAGTTAGTTTTAGAAGATGATAACGCTATTTGTTTTAATCCTATCAATAACTATGAACCTTTTCAACCTGTAATATTTGAATGTGATGTAACATCTCACAGTATTTCTGTAAGTGTAACAGATGTAACAGAAGGAATGACATTACTTTACAGCATTAACAGTGGAAATACTTGGGAGAGTAGTAACATTTTTGAGGAATTAACTACCAATACAGAATATAATGTATGGGTCAAAACCTCTGAGGATGGATGGAGTTCTAAGCAAGTAATTAAAACTGAACCTATAATTGAAGAAGAATAATTATGGCAAATAATGGAAGTTATACGTTTAATAAAAGTCGCTATAATGATGATTTTTACCTAAAGTTTAATGATGAAAATATAATATATTATGAACATAGTTTACTTGAAATAACAAATAGTCAAGATTGGACAATAGGATTTAATGTATTTTTAACTTTAGGTGGTGCAGAACAAATATTAATGTATCCTAACGGAAAACAAGTATCAACTGGCGATTCTAACTTTTCAGTAAGATTGAACAATGGTGGTGGTGGTGTTTCTATTATATTATCACAAGTATGTCAAGGTGTTGATTTTGGTTTCAAAAGTTACACATACACTAAAATTATACCAACAACAACACCTCAATTGGTGAATATTGTATTAGCACATAACACACTAAATAATACACTTACACTTTATTTTAATAGCGAAAAGGCACATGTTTTTACTTCATTTGATGAAGGTGATTATACTAATAATCGTTTAGGTATGACATTGGGTGGTGTTATTAATAATGTTGCTAAAGTTAAGGAGGGATTACGTGATTTTTTTACGTTAAGTGTAGAAATGAATCAAAGTCAAGTAAATTATTTTTATAAAACGGGGTTAATCAATACAAATTTGGATGATTTTTTAGAATTTCACACACCTTTGAATGATTTAACAACTTCTAAAAATGAATACTATGTAAAAACAAGTGTTGCTGACTCACAGAGTTGGAATGGTGGTGTATTGTTTTTAGATAAACTATCTAATTCAACAGATGGATATTTAGAATTTCAGTATGTAGATACACAAAGTAACCAAGCATTTATGGTCGGATTTACTGATTCCACAAGTCCAATGTCAGATTGGTCATTTACAAATATGAAATATGGGGTTTACATAATTAGAAATGCCTTTGGTATAAACCAATATAGATACGTAGTAAATGGTGGAATAGTAGCAACTGCTATTATTCCTATTCCAACAGATGTTTTAAAAATCGAAAGAGTAGGTTCTACAATTACGGGTTATGTTAATACAACACAAATTTTTACAACAACGGGTGTTACAACAGAATTGAGTCCTCTTATTTTGTCTTATTTTTCTAATGTAGAAAACGCTAAAAACATAAAGTTAAACGGTGTTTTAATAGAAGAACGTGATGATGAAAGTAAAGAACCTACATTTAGAGCAATGCCTTCAATTTTACCTAAAAGTATAAATCTAAAGGGACAAAGTGGTTTAAAGTTAGGTTGGACTGATGATGAAATAGGTATATCTAACCCAAGTCAAATAGGTGCTTTTAAGGATTTCTATACAAAAAATCAATATTATGGGGTTGGTGTTTCTTTACAAAACAATAAAACAAGCATTTTTCATAGGGGTTTTGTTCCAAATTTAACTACTACTTATACTAATTTTACTTTTGTTATTAAATTTTACGATGATATAAAAGGTAGTGCATCGGGTAGATGGGATGCTTGGATAGGAAACAACACAACATTTACTAATTATATGTATTTGTTACCAACAAACATGGTTTATATTGGACAGAATGTATATAGTCCTGCTAATAGAAAAAAAGTTGTTACTTTGGTTGTTTCTGTTACACCCTCATCAATTACAAGTTATTTGGATGGTAGATTACATAAGACTATTACGGGGATAACTACACAACCTTTAACAAGTGGTGCTAATGGTAGAATAAATAAAGTAACAGATTCACGTAAATGTGGTGGTTTATATTATACGAGTTTATTTAATGGTAATTTAACAGAACAAGAAATAAGTGAGAAGTCAAAAAATGAAGATTGGTTATCTTTAAATCCTATTTATTTTTATAGTTCCGAAAGTAATGGAACACATTATATAGACCAAAGTGGTAATACGGGAGATGCATTAATAGATGCTTTTCCAATAGGCTCATATTATGAAAATATTAAATATGTTGATAAAACAAGTAAACCACTTATCAAGTATGGTTTAAGTTTTAATGGAACTACACAATATTTAGAGGTAGAGAATTTTAATCCTACGAAAGAAAAAGGTTATACAATTATTACGGCAACAGAAGGGTTGGTTAAGACAGATGGACAACAAACTATATTTAATAAAGTAGATATTACTAATGTTAATAATTTTTATGGAATAGGTAAATTGAATAATAGTGATTTTCTTTATACATCATATCCAATTAATTCTACATCAAGAAGTGGTGGTGGTCGTGCTACTAGTGATATTTCTAATATTAATTTTATGTATTGTAAAGTTACAGATGGTCGTAATGTGAGAGTTCCATATCTCACATCGGGTTTTTCTACTGTTAGGTCAAACGAAAGTCTTAATGGTGATAACCCCATTGTTTCTGATAATTTAGACAGAGGATTAAGAGGATTTAATGAAATAACAACGGGTGTAACTGAAATAGGGTCAAGAAACGGAGGATTAAACAAACTTAATGGTAATATCCTTTACATGGTAGTCTATAAAGGGATTTTAAACGATGCTGAGGTAAAAGAATTATACAACAATGGATTATTTGCTAATCCACTTGATATATCACCAATAACACAATCAGATTTAGTTCTTTGTGTAGATTTTAATAATCCATTTGATGATGGTGGGACATTAAAGTTTCCCGATTTAAGTCCAAGCAATCATACAATAATTGCAAATGGTTATACAGATTTAACTACTTTACAAAATGCGAGAGTAGATATTAATAGTTTAAGATAAAATTATGAAAATACTATTAGATGGTAGTGGGTCTTCTACTAAAATAAGAGCAGTTTATACTATTTTTAAGTATTTAATACAAGAAAGAGGTATAAAGCCAGATGTAATAAGTGGAGTAAGTGGGACAGCTTTGCTTGGAGTCCCTATTGCTATGGGTAAATTCAAAGAATTAGATGAAGCTTTGAGTGATTTTAACTTAGATACGTTCTTTTCTACTAAGCCAGTTAATGAAAAGGGTAAATTAACCTTCGGAGCATTAAAAAACATAGCTTGTGGAAATGATTATCTGGGAAAAATGGACAACTTGAAAGAGTTGTTTGTTAAAATAATAACCTACGATGACTACGAAAGCTACATTCTGTCTAAAAAATACCCGCCTGTTTTTGTATGCTCTGTTGATTTTAAGACTGGAAAGAAGATTATAACTAATTTAAAAACAGTAAAAAGGTACTCTGTTTTTGTTAATTTAATAATTTCTAGTGCTTCTATACCAGTATTTGTTGAGCCAATTGAAATAAGTGGTAAGATTTTATACGATGGAGGAGTAAGAAATCACAGCATAGGAGCTAAGATCATGGAAAGTGAAAAAATAACGGATGCTTATTGTATATTTTCCAGACCAGAAGACTACATTATAGAGGAATACGACAGAGGTAATTTGATAAAGTCTCTAATGAGAACGATTGACATAATGAGTGTTGAAATCTCTAAAAAAGATGAAGAAAAGCAAAAATTAATAGCCGAATTAAGAGGAGTTGAACTAACTCAGATATTTATTCCATCAGTATTAACAAGCTTATATGATGTTGACTCAGAAAGGTTGAAGAAACTTGACGAGTTAGCACTAATTGAGGCTAAAAAGAAGGTGTAAAACAAAAGGCTTAGGAATTAACCTAAGCCTTTTTTCTTTTTTTATACCAACTAACTTAGCAAGCGTCTATAACTTATCCAAATATTATCCAATAAAAAGTTATCCACATAAAATTGTTAATAATAATCAAATCTATCCACATTTACTGTGTATAAGTTACGAGTTATTAACACTAATAAAGTTAGCAACACAAACTATGTTGACAACTCACAACTTATCAACAACCTATCCACATTTTATCAACACTTAATTTAGTATTTAACTCACTAAGTATCAACAACTTAGCTAAGTTATCCACTTATCCACAGTGCTAATAATAGTAATAAGTATTTTATTTAATTAAAAGAATATATAATATATTATTATCTAAATTGACTACTTTTAAAATACCCTCGTGACGGTCTTGTATTTCGTTAAATGACTCTTAGTATTCAAAAACTATTAAAGTTCCACCACGAGGCTAAAATCAACCTCTAAGCGAATGTAAAAGTCTTTGTATATCCTTGTTTCTGTGATTAACTGTTAACTCACATTTAAACACAGCATCATCGTCAATAATTTTATGCAATGAATGAACACATGAGTCTTGCTTGTATTTTAAATCTATCTGAGTTTCACTACCTGTAAATATGTATTTTGCTCTTTTTCCTAACCTCTCTATCAACATCTGGAATTGGTGGTCGTTAAGGTTTTGAAATTCTTCTACCAAAACAATACAATCATCAAAAGTGTCACCTCTAACAAAGCCTAAAGGTCTAAATTCGATAGTTCCTTTCTTAAACATATCTTCAACATCCTTAGTCCCCCCGTAAATCTTTTTACTAAGACCAAGTAAATACTCAAAGTAGGGAGCAACCTTCTCATCTAAGCTACCTTTTAAGAACCCGTACTCTTCAACCGCCTCTGCTGGACGAATAAACACTATTTTAGACACCTCTTTCTCGAATATTAAATTTAGTGCTATTTGAAAAGCTAAAGCACTCTTACCAGTACCAGCTTCACCCATTACAAAGTTAAAAGAATGGTTAAGAATTTGAGCTTTTGCTTGTTTCTGCTCTTCTGTTAATTGAATCAAAAACTTTACTCCTGTTTTAGTCGCCATGACTTTTTATATTTAAGTTGAACATATTTTTTATAAAGATACGAAAATTATTTTATATAAAAAGAGTGCGTTATAAAAAGTGCCTTTAAACTACTAAAACAAGGATTGACGTAAAAAACCCACTACTATAAAGGGGGATGGAAGGGGGTGTCCCTATTTTATATCTGCATTGTGTATATTTATATATGAAGTTTGGTTACTACCTTGTTAATATTAGTAGCAGTATTCGGACAAAGTGTTTAGGTTTTGGCTTTGTAGGATTCTTAGTTGTTATGGTTTCTTGGGGAGGTCTCTTTGAGATTTTGTACAGAATACTTGGGAAAAAGGAATAAGTTTCATATCTTGCTTATGTATTAAAAAACAAATAAGATTATGGAACTGACAAAAGTAGAAAGAAACGAAGAAAAATTTTCAAGCGTTTATTTAACAGAACAAATCAATGTTTTCAGAAAAGAAGAAGGTAGAAGTATTTTAGCTCATAAAAACTTGTTAGCTAAGATTGAGCTGGAATTTGAGGTAGAAATAGGTGAGCTAAAAATTCAGCTCACCTCTTATTTAGACAAAAGTAACAGAGAATCAAAGTGTTATGAATTAACTTACGATCAATCACTTGAATTATTAGTTTCTGAGAGTAAAACTGTAAGAAAAGCTGTTCTTGCTGAGTTAAAGAGGTTGAAGTCAATCCAAACTGAGGAGCAACAATTATTAGCATTATTTCCTAACACAGATGCTAATTTGTTATCCTTGACAGCAAATACTATTAGAGATAATAAGAAGAAAGATGAGCTTATTAAATTGAACGCTCCTAAAGTTGATTTTGCTGACAAGGTAGCTTCTTCATCTGATTTGATAGATATTGCTACATTTGCCAAATTAGTCAATGATGAACTTAGCTTAGGTAGAAACAAGATGTTTGCTTTACTTAGAAAGAATAACATTCTTATGAAAAGCAACCAACCTTATCAGAAATACGTAGACAATGGTACGTTTAAGACAATAGAGCAGACTTTTAAAACTGCTTATGGGGAGAAAATCTCTATCAAGACATTAATTACTGGTCAAGGTCAGATTAAATTATTAGAAAAACTAAGAAAACTAACGAAATGAAATTAGATTTATTATTTGTATCAGTAGGAGATGAAAGTTTTATAGGCAGTTACAGTAGTGACGGAATTATGATTAACAAGCATCATGATGTCTTTGTTGAGGAAATAGATATCAAAAGGTATAAAATGGCTAATAAATGCTTTGTTGAGCCTATATCTTTCGCATTTAGTGACTTAAAAGGATATGAATACTGCAATAGATTGCCTTATAACTTAAAATCTTGGGGAGGACTTTATAGAATAGGAAAAGAACACATAGAGTCAGATGATTATTTTGGTTTTATTGAGGAAATTTACACTGATTCAGTTGATTGTCCTATGATTTTCAACAAGTTAAGATATTCTTCTAGGTTTGTTTTGTTAAATTACCTAAAAGAGTTAGGATATTAGAATTATTCTTATTAAATTGCTTATGTATTAAAAACAAAGATAATTATGAGTGAATTAAAAAACGGAGACAAAGTAAGAGTTGTTAAAAATATCACTGATCATGGTTTTTCTATTGGAGAGATTGTTATTTATGGTACAGGTGCGTTATTTTGGAAAGAAGACCTTTTAGAATGTTGGTTTTTAGAAGAAGATGAGTATGAGTCTATTATCAACAACAAACTTATTGAAAGTAGCAAGCCAACTCTGAGAGGTAAGGTCGTAAAAATGATAGAGGAAGCTGAATTAAGAGTTGAAGAACTTGAAAAGTTAGAACAAACAAGCTTAGTAGCAAACGACATTGAGATGTTGTTACATGATATAGAAACCTATAAAAACATATTAAAATGAAGGTAAAAAAACTAATTAGAGATAAGGTAGCTGATAAGTTGCCAAATTACAAGACTGATACTATTGACAATCAAGATGAACTTAATCAGTTGTATGTTATGAAGGTAAAGGAAGAGTTGGCAGAGATTGTTAATTCTGATTTTAATGACATTACTGAGTTCGCAGATCTTATCCACGTAGCAATTTCATTTGGTATGGCTAACGGATTCCCAGTGGCGAATATTTTAAGCTCAATGAAGATTAAACAAAGAGAAAAAGGGTTATTCTCTAACAAAGTCCTTACTGACATAAACCCATTAAACGAATCTAATAAAATTTACACCGAAGAAAAATGAAAGAATTATTAAAACTATTGAAGTCTGATAACTTAAATGAGTTAGCTATATTAGAGTTTATTGATAATTGCGTTGCTTTTGATGATATTAATGACTTAAATAACGTAGAATGGTCACTTTTAGACTATTATACCAGAATGCACACTGCCACTATGCTTGGGGAAATCTCTATAAGAGAGTTTAAAGAATTAAATAGGTCTCCAAGACTTAAAAAGTACACTATTGGAGTTAATGGTAAAGAAGAAAAGGTAGAAACTGACAAAGGTGTTGGTTGGATTAGAAATAAATACAAACCGTCAGTAATCTCAGAAGGATGGGAAGACTAAGCAGAAAAGGCACTTACAAGACATCCATAAGTAAAATTATGAATGTCTTTGATGCTGGAATAATGACTGATTTTAGAATAACTGAGCTTGAATATGCTAATATGTGTCGAAAATGTAGTGATTTTGAATCTGACATTATATCAAAGATGCCTATTTTTATGTCATTCTCAGAAAAGAGGGAACTTATTAAGATTTTAAACAAATATATTAGAGATGATACTTAGTGAATTAATAACTTATTTAGATAATATAGCAACCTTCAATCCAGATGCTTTGGATTTTGAAGTAATCAAATCTGCTGATGAAGGGCTTGAATTTCCAGCAATAGAGCAAATACCTGTTTTAGGAGTTTTTGATGCCGAGAATGACAACTTTATCCCTTTTCAAGCCTTAGAAAATAAAAACGAACAATGTAATACGATTTGTTTATGACAGAAATTAACAAAAACACTAAAAACGAAATAAGATTATGGAACAGTATAGATTAGAAAAACAACAACATAGAGGAAGTTTTTTAATTAGAATCGCTTAGCTTTTTTGAAAAGCAACAATCTCCCCCTTTTAAGTTATTTTTTTGTATATTTGTCCTTTAGCATTAATAGACGCAAAAATGATAAGCAATAAAATATACATTGAAGGAGACAGCCTAATTATTGAAGCAAAAGCTCCGATAGTTGGGCTTATTAGTTTACTTGATTTTGTAGATACTACGATTGGAGAGGATAATTCAAATTATTTTTTCAAACAATATAGGATTTCTGTTGACGGTGGTTTAAATTACTCTACTTGGATTGAACTTACTAAGGCGAATCTTGAAAATGAAACCATATCTCCAGAAGACTTCTTCCTAATTCAGTACAGATACACTAAGTATGGTGATGGTTTAGAGGATATAGGCTTCGAGAATATAAGTCTTTACGCTGATAAGGTTAGTGTATCATGCCCAGTTGAGTATAATAACTCCATTTTTAAGCAGTTTTTTGAGTGTGATGATGTAAATGTGTTACAATGGTGTGTAAATGTCACACAGAAGCTATATGAGCGTGGAATAGTACCTTCTTACATAGACAGAGGCACTGATGATGACGATTATATTGCCTTTTGGAGTACAGTAGCTTGTTTTTTCGCTATGATAGTAACCTACGGAAGGCAATTTCAAACATTTTACAACAATCCAAACCTACTAATTAAGTATTTGGAGTCATTAGATATGAAAGTTTGCAACACATCAGACATATTATCTTTAAAATACTACCTAATTAACTCATCTAAGATTTTACATTCGAGGGGTACATTAGCTATTGCAAAACCAAAAGAGGAAAACACTGCAAATGGGGAGTTATTACAACTAATTTGCTACAAAGAAGGTGATGAATTTATCTTAGGATTGACTCACAAATCATGCAATGGGTGGTGGGTTGACAAAACAAGTCCATTATTTAAGGATGTTAGGTGTGGAATTGATAAGTATTACGACAATTTGGAAGATTCACCTCTTTTAAATCCCTCTCAAATCACATTTGTAGATGAAAATATGGTTATCACTAATCCTAGTGGTGGTTCTGGCATTTGGCTCGATCCTAATTCTGGTGATGATAGCAAAGATATAAAAATAAGCCCAAATTTAGACTACGAGTTTAATTTTACTATAAGAAAGCAAGGAAGCATTACATATACTTGGGGGTTTTATGCTAAAAACTCATCATCAGTTGTTATTCCTAGTGTAAATGCTATTTTGGGTAACATTTCAAGCGTATTCTCAACTACCAGCTCGTTAAATCAAGACGACATTGATTATACTATAAAGGCTAAGATGTTAAAAACTGGCACTATTCCAGACTCTAAGTATGTATTAAATACTAACGAAGGTAATGGACTAATAATGGATTCAACTTTATCAAATATCACTCCTTTTATTATTCTTTACGGAAATGGAACTGCTACTATTAGTGATGTTACTATAAAGCCACTTGGTACTGATTACGAACCTAACGGATATATAGATGCGAAGGATAACGTTGAGATTTGGTGCATAAATAGAAGCAATCTTACAGAGGAAGCTTTAAATGAGGTAATATCTGATAAATTATTAAACTACAATCAACAATTAAGACTAAATATAATAGAATAATATGTCATATTTAAAAATAAACTCCAACCTATTTTTAGGTTCTGCTGAGTTGAATAGGTTGCAAAAGTTCTTACAAGACAATGTGACTAACAGAGAATTACAAGAGGCTCACTCGTATGGTTTGTACTATAATGAGCTAACAGACCCAACATTTCAAAATGGGCTTGTAGAAGAGGCTTCTGTTGGTGTTATTAAGATAAATGATGTCTTTGCTGTTGATAACTCTATGAGGTTAATCATGCGAGATGAAACCATTGACGGAGTTCCTTGTTCATGTGACGATACTGAATCAACTATTCCAGATGACGGTAACTATTATTGGATTAGAGCAAGGCATAAATACAATTGCAATGAGGTTGGAACTGTTGAGGTTACTACCGATGGTAAATTATTAGGAGTTGACACTGCTTTTACTGAGGTTTTAAGAGGGGGAAGAGATGGGTCTTGGATTGAATTAGTCGACTCTTCTTTAAATCCATTAGCAATACAAGTAGCTAATGTAGTTTCTGATACTGAGGCTGACTTATTAGGTACTATTAATGCGGAGTCAGATTTAAAATACTGTGTAAGAGGTACATTCTCAGCTACTTACGATCCTTCTGTTGATGAAAAGAATATTTTTCAATATGACAATTGCGACTTAGTAATTGAAGAAGGTAGCGGAGTTAACGGAGAAGACGAACCTATTGCTGGCAGTTTGATTAATGGAGAGGCTGAGGTTTATGGAGAGAACTCTTTTTTCTTAGCAAGGGTTAAAAACACTGCTGGAACATTAGAAATATTAGATAAAAGAGTTGACAAGTATAAAGATAAAGCTAATTTTTTACTAACTGAGATATTTAATGGATTAAATCCTGTTTGTGGTATTGATGGAGTAACTTATGACGCTACATTGACTACACAAGATAGAAATTTAGTTCAATATTCTTGGGGAGTTCGAGCTTTAAGTTGGACTAACAACTTTACTACCAACACAGTAAGCCTTACTTCTATTGTTGGTGGAGCTGTTAAAGATTCTACTGCTATTAGTAATGGTGATTTTGATGGATGGTTATGTTATTTTCCAGCAACAGGTAGAAAAGCTAAGATTAGCTCATCTGTTAAGAATGGTAGCTCAGTTGATATTAAATTAGATGATTTATTCGCTGAGGATGTTGAAGATACTGTTCAAGTATTATCAATCGTTCCAAATGTAGAGGGAGTTGAGTTTACTTTTACTCCGACAAATGGAAATCAACAAGGGGTAATTACAAAGTATTCACCAATTGAATCAACTACTGACAAGGTTTATTTACCTGTGTTAGGTGATACTACAACATATAAAGGTCAATATAAGTATATTAATCACAAAGAATACACTCCTTTGCTTAATATTAATGACTCAGAGTATTATTTTGAGACTGCTTATGATGAAAATGGAATCTTAACTACTCCAGCCAATGTTAAAAACGTAACAAGTGCAGAATTTGATATTATTCAATCTTCTGACTCATATAGTGGCTTTAAGGAGTTGGTTATTACTGGAGATAAGTTCGGTTATGAAAGATTTTGGTTGGACACAGCTAATCCGTACAAAACCTTTAAAGTAGGAACTCGTGCTAAGTTTCAAAAGTTTGACGACCAGACACTTGGCGGTAATATTCAAACTGAGGATTATTACATAAACTTAGAGACTGCTGGAGCAAAGGCTGGGAATAGTTTTACATTCAACATGTATCCGTATTTTATAAGTTTACAAGATCCAAGTAAAACGTTTCAAGTAACACAAGATTACAATCTGTCGGGCGTACCTACCATAGTTTACGACCTAAGTGATGATTTTCATTATAGTAGAATGAATAAAGGGGCGTTAGATATGGTCTTTATATTTGATGGTACTAATTGGATTTACACAATTGACACTTCTGTAAAAAAGAATGACGTAAGTGTTGTTACTTTTGATAATCTTAATGAATACACCCAAGATTTAGGAGTTGCTGTGACTTTAAGAACTGAATCAATAACACTTCCTTACGGATACACTCATTACGGAACTATAACATCTTTAGTGGAATATGAATTTAATGGAAACGCTGATTTTGGAGATATAGATTTTGAGTTAGTTGTTAACGGAGTTATTGTAGACAAAGCTAGAGTAGTTAGGCAAGGGTATGTTGGATTTTCGGCTGGCAGAGTAGCTATGTCTTATTCTGGTGGCATAACTAATGGAGAAGTGGTATTAGTAAGAAAAACAACGGGTGGCTACACTGGTGGAACTATAACAGCAACATCTGACAAATTGACATATTCTTTAACGGGAAAAGCTATATAAAATGGATTTAGAAATAAAATTAACAGGTGCAAATGTAAACAACGCAAGTATTAATAAGAGCTTAGGTGGATGTATTTCCACCTTCCCTTTTAAAAATGGTGAGTTGTTTAGTACAATAAGCAAGTATGATCTTCAACAAGGTAAGACTGAGTATAGGGTTCTCGCTGTCACCAATGTATCTGGTGCTGACATTACAGACCTTAGATTATACACAGAAACAGTAACGCCAGAACCTTCTATAAAGGCAGAAGTTGGTGCTATGTATTTTAATGCCAACGAAAAGGTTGAGTTACTATCAAATGACACTCAAACTCCCTTTTATATTGACTTCTTAGATGCAGAAGGGGTAGCTAATGAAGTTGTTGTTGGAGATTTATTGGATGGAGAGAGCATTTCTTTATGGTTTAAGAGGGTTTGTCCTAAGATTGCTTCCGCAGATTGCGAAATTGAACCAATTGAAGGTGATGGTCAAGTAAAAATATTTATAAATTATTAGGATTTCACAATTATTCAGACTATGTTTGTTAAAACAATAAAAAGATATGAAATATTATAAGAATTTAATTACTAAGATTGTAGTAAAGGGAGACAAGTATAATGAAATCTGCAAAAGGATTTTAATTAATGAATCTGGTGACGTTTTTAGTGAAAATAAAACTCAAAGTTCTATTATTCTTGGTGAGATTATTATTGATGAGAATAATGTCTACGGATTAGGAGAAAAGATGAGAGACATTAACTGTCATCAGTGGGAAGAAGTTAACTTAGAAGACATCGAAGACGAATTATGAAAAACGAAGAGAAAGTGCTTTTAGTATTTAACTCTTTGTATGAAAAACAATATGAGAAGAAATACAAAGTTAGTAAAAACGACAACATTGATAAGTTTTTAAAGTTGCTGAGGAATAAGAATGTGTGTTTTGGTGATAATTTCATATTAACTTACATGCTTTTTGGCTATAATAACTATTTTGGTCAAGAAGAGAAGGTTAGAAACACCCAATTGTCTTGGATCTTGTCAGAGGCTACATTTGACAAGTTTCAAAAACGTGACAGTGGTTACGATTATGCTATTGTGTACACTATGCTTAAAAAGCTAAACCTTCAAAAGCATGAAATACTAAAGAAAATTATCCCTAAGAAAGTAATAAAAAAGGACGACTTCTTAGTTATTCATGATTCTGAGGAAATTATCAAGGATATTAACCCATTTAAAGGAACTCTAAGAGGGGTTATATACTGTGCTGAGAAGACTACAATGTTTCATCCATTATCAGACATTTGTAAAGAGTGCAAAGCTTCTCAGTTGTGTCGTGACGAGCAAAAAGAATATAAAAAATTAATCCACCTATATAGAAGTAAAATATGATAGAGAAATTATTAAGCGATGATGTGTTAGCTTGTATGATTGTTGACAAAGAGTTTTGTAACGTAGCAAGTGACCACTTAGATATATCATTCTTACCAACAAAACAACATCAGTCCGTATTTCAAGCAATAAGACATTCTTATTTTAAAAGCGATGGAGCTACTTGGGGAGGTATCTACGAGGCAGTTAAAGCTGATAAAGATGCTTGTGAGTTAGTAGTCAACCTTAAAAAGTTGGACGTACACGTTAAAAGTGCTACCAACTCCTTTGAGTCATTTCTTTTAGATAAGAAATTCAGAAAAAGCTACAACAAAATGGGTGAATTGTACCGTTCTGGCAAGCATGAGGAAGCTCAAACAGAGATGAATAACTTCATTGAGTATAAGGAAAGCTTATCTATTAGTAGCGAAATGGTTAAAGGGCTTATGGAATCTATGGACGAGACCGAAGCTGAGAGAAAGTTAATAAGAACATCAATACCCTTGCCAACGGGTATAGCTCCTTTAGATTACTATACTTACGGAGGTATAAGAAGGAAGGAATTTTGGTGCATTATGGCTGATTCTGGTGGCGGTAAGTCAACAATGCTTAGATATATAGGCATACAAGCGTTATTACAAGGTAAAAAAGTGCTACATTTTCAAGCAGAGGATTCAAGAGAGGCTTGTTTAGACCTATATAAGTCAACATTGCTTGGAGTAAACTCGTCAAGTTTCATGTTTAATTCCTTTGATGCTAAAAAGAATAAAGAGATTGACGCTAAAATCGCTGAGTTTAAAAAGACATTAATCTCAGACCTATATGTTCACGCTTTTGAAGAGTTTGGTAGTGGTAGTATGAACGATTGCTATAACATTGCTAAAAAAATGGAGAAAAAGCATGGAAAGTTTGATTTGTTAATTTTTGACTACTTAGATGAGTTTGAAGTTGGTGATGGTAAAACATACTCTACTAATAATGAAGGAGTTAGAGCCAAAAAAAGTGCTGTTGGTAAACAAATGAAAAATATTGCTATGGAGCTTGATGTTCCTGTGATAACTGCTACTCAAAGTAATGACATTAAGCCAGAAGACAAGAATAACGTAGGATTTGTTCTTACTCGTAATAATATTGCTGACAATAAGGCTCTTATTAGACAAATGAACTTATTTTGTACCATTTCTCAAACATTCTCAGAGGTTGAAACTAACAAAGAGAGACCTTTTGAAGTAGCGAGGTTATTTATAGATAAATACCGAACTGGTAAGGATAAGATATTGTTCACCATTGCTCAGAACAGAAACTCTTCTCAGTTTTATGACAACAAAAACACTTGTGATAATTATTGGGATGAGATTACTAAATCACCAAAAATATACATAGAGCAATGAAAATCTTAGATTTATTATTAAAACACTTACCAAATGCTAAGATTGCAAGAGGTGATCACGTAACAGGTGGTTGCCCTATCTGTGGAAAGGATGATAAGTTTTATATAAACTATAAAAAAGCATTAAATATTAATCCAGATAACGGCAAATACGTTGGAAGTTATGACTGCAAAAGAGGAGATCACTCTGGTAGTGTTTATGAGGTTTTTAAACACTTAGGAATATTAAACTTACTACCTAACAGAATACCTACCATAGACGATTATAATCATGATTTTGATGTAATACCATTAAGTGAAGAAGAAGATGTCTTAGAACTCATTAAAACGCCTATAAATCGCAATTCTCCTTACAAGTTCAACCCTAATATTGAATTTCTAACTAAAAGAGGTTGGACTAATGAAGAGTTGATGAAATATGAGGTTACTCAAAGCAACGATTACGTCTATATGATTATAAAACAGAACAGTGTTCCTGTCGCTTATATAGGTAGAAGTGTATTAGATGCAACGTTTATAAAAGAGCATAATAAGAGTAAATATAAAGCTCCTATTCAGAAGTTTAAAAACTCATGGGGTGTTGATTTTGGTAAGATATTAGGTGGTTTAGATGATATATTAGAAGAAACTCACACTGTTATAGTTGTTGAGGGAATATTTGATAAGGTAGCTGTTGATAGGAAGTTACAACTATATAAGTTTACAAATGTAAAGTGTGTGTTTACATTTGGCAAGTCTTTCAAGGATTATCAAGTAAATATACTAAAGAAGTTTACAAATGTTAAGAATGTAATTATTTTATATGACAGTGATGCTTTGGAATCTTCTATTAAGACTGCTAATAAGATACAAAACCTATTTAGTTCAGTTAAAGTAGCTTCTTTAGAAAATGGAGATCCAGAAGAGGTTACCACTGATGAGTTAACTACTGCTCTTAGGGATTCTAACGAGGTTGAAACTTTTTTTAATACAATATCTTTGGATTTTTAAACAATTGCTCGTATATTAGTACAAAATAATTAATATATGAGCAATTTCTTTCAAGAAAACAATTTAGAAATCAAAAAACAAGGCTCACTTTGGATTGTTAATGGTATTAAGATGCTATTTTTAACAGAAACTTCCAAAGTATTAGTCAATGGAGAGATAAACCTTTCTGAGGCACAACTTCAAATGTTTTTTGTTAATGGTAGTGCAGAAGCCGTAGCTATCATACCAGCAGAAACTCCTTACTATGCTATGTTTAACAAAGAAGCTGGTAAGTTTGAGGACTTAAAGATAATGCTGTTCGATAATAAGCTTAAAAACCCTTCAAAAACACCTTTGTTAGGTATAAAAAGCAAGTATTCAATGATGGAAAGTAGTATTAACTTAAAAAGTGTAGTTAATATTGCTAAAAAGACAGGAATAACTGCTTTAGGAGTGTGTGATACTAATTGCATGGGTGGAGTTTTAGAGTTTCAAGAACATTGCTTAGGTGCTGGTATTAAACCTGTATTAGGGTTGCAATGCGATGTTGATTTTGGTAACAATGATAAATTTCCTTTAAAGTTTTACGGAACTTATCAAGAACTATTGAAACTTAACAAGATCGCCTTTGTTGATAACTACAAAACTAACTGTATTACTAAAGAGCAATTAAAAAAACTTAGTACCTCTGTAACAATTGTTGTAAATCCAGACAAAGTTCCATTTAATGTAGAACTTTTAAACTACTTAGAGTCACACTTTAACAAGGTTTACTATCAATTTTCAACTAATGAGTATCAATCTTCGTCAATTTATTCCAAATTTCTTAACAGACTAAAAGAGTATGTAAACTCTTCTTATGAACCTATTTGGATTAACGACACTTACAACACTCATAGATTTTACAAGAATAGCAGAACATTGCTTGGTAAACTTGTAACAGGTTTGAATCCAAAAAGGAGTGAAAACTTGGAAATGAAGACTTGCAAAACTTCAAAAGAGGAGATAATGTTCGCTTTAAATGATGAAACTGAGAAAGTTTTTGATAGAGCTGTAAGAAATGTTCAAGTTTTAGTAGATTCTTTACCAGACAAGCCTATTATAACGGATGGATTTAAAATTCCTAAGTTTTTACCAACAAAAGAAGAAGAATATGAAGCTTTTAGAAACTGTATTGGTGAAGGTTGGAAGAGTAAAATAGCAAACAATCCAAGATTAGACCAAAAGGTTTACGCTGATAGGGTAAAAACTGAGATGGAAGTTATTACAAGTAGTAATTACGTGTCTTATTTCCTTATTACTAAATCCCAGTATGAATACGCTGACAGTATTGGAGCTTATTATGGTAGAGGTCGTGGTTCTGGTGCTGGTTCATTAGTTACATATTTGATGGGAATTACAGACGTAGATCCTATTAAGCATGGGTTATCGTTTAGTAGGTTCTTAAATAAGGGTAGGGCAACAAAATCCATGCCAGATTTAGATTGTGACTTTGAAAGAAGGTACGTTAACATGATTAAAGGCTTCCTTATGAGTAGATACGGCGAGAAAAATGTAGCTTTGATAGGTAACTTTGGAGAATTAACTGCCAAAACAGCATTAACAAGGCTTATGAAACTTCACGGAGAGCAAGATAAAATCATAAAGTACCATACTAAGATGATAGGTAATAATGATGGTGATACTATGCTGAATGTGATGTTAAATACATCTCCAAGATTAACTACCTTTCTTAATAAAAACTATGATGCTTGTAGTAAAGTAGAGTTGGTTGAAGGTGCTTTAATACAAAAAGGAGTTCATGCTTGTGGTGTATTAATTACTCCAGAGGAAGATTTTGACGGAAATCCTACCGAAATTCACGATTATATCCCTTGTAGGAAGATAAAGTATCAAGATTTCCCAGAGCCAGTATTAATTACTGAGTTCAATGGTAAGAATTGTGAAAAAATGGGTCTTTTAAAGAATGATATACTAAGCTTAGGTACTTTAGATGACATTCATGACATTATTGACTTAATTCAAGAGAAAAAAAGCACTACCATTGATTACAAAAACATACCAGTTGATTGTAAAGAGTCATTTAATAACTTTGCTGAGGGTAAAACTTGTAAAGTGTTCCAATTTTCATCTACTGTTGCTACTCAATATGTAAAAAGAGCAAAACCTTCCTCTATTTCAGACCTAAGTATTGCTACCTCGCTACTAAGACCAGCTACAATGAACTTAAAAATTCACGAACACTACTTAGACGTTAAAAACGAAATTAGAGAAGCTGAATATGATTTATTATTAGAAGACGTAGAAGAAGAAACTTTAGGGTTTTTAGTCTACCAAGAGCAAGTTATGAAAGCTTTTGTTGTGTTAGCTGACTTTACAGACGCACAAGCTGATGATGTTCGTAAAGCCATTGGTAAAAAAGACATGGAAAAAATGAAGACATTTAAGGTGATGTTCACAGAAGAGTCTACTAAGAAAGGTTACACTACCTCTATGGCTGATGAGCTTTGGGATAAAATTGTAGAGTTTTCGACATATTCATTTAATAAAGCTCACGCATTTAGTTATGCTTGGCTTAGTAATGATACAATGTGGTTAAAAACTCACTTCCCAGCAGAATTTTACTCTATTGCACTTGCTACTGAGTATAAGAAGGCAAAAGCTGTTAGAGATATGGCAAGTATTATCAAAGAAATTCAAGAAGAGGGTATTATCTCAGTAAAAACACCAGATATTAACTTAGCTCCCGAAGTTTTTGACATTGTTGGTAATGATATTTATTGGGGATTGTCTCAAATTAAGCAAGTTAAAACCTTAGCTTCGTCAATTATCAAAGAAAGAGATGAGAATGGTAACTTTTTATCTATCGTTGACTTTGACAATAGAACAAAGGCTAAAAAGAACGAAGTTGAGAATTTAATCTTATCTGGAGCATTTGATGAGGTAGAGTTTGTTAAAGATGTATTCGATAGAGCCAAAGTTCTTATGAAATTCTACGAAAATAGAGCTACTAAGGAAAAAGATAGAAAATACATCAATTGTTCTTTCATTGAGTACAAATCTTACGAAAGTGATATACTTGGTTGGACTTATATTGACTATGATAAACTTATCGACAAAGCCAGCCTGCCAATTGATGACTATTTTAAATCGTCTGAGTTGCAAGGTTTAGATGAGGGTGATGAAATTACCTTAGCTGGTTCTATTAAGGTCGCTACGCTAAAGAAAAACGCCTATGGAGACATGTTATCAATAACTTTAGAATCTAATTCTGATCTTGTCTACGTAACTGGCTTTTCTTCATTCCTAAAAAAGAATAAAGACGATACTAAAAGAATTAAGAAAGGTTGCTATTTGTTCTTGTCTGGAATTGTTAAAGATGATAAATACAAGCAGTGTAAAACTCTTTCTTTGAATCACAACTCGAAAATTACATTTATTTATGAAAATATCAAGGAATAATCTTATTTTAGAACTCGATAATTCGGACACATCGTTTGAGTTAAGTGAGCGTAATTTAACGATAGACTTTGACAATATTAAACAAGAGGGGTTGATAGCTCCTCTTGTTTTGTATAAGCTAAGTTCGTTAAAAACTGAGTTAGAATATGAACTAATTAAGGCAGAAAAGTCCTTAGAGAAGTCTTTCTATGAGTATTGTAGAGGAAAAAGACTAACAAAGGCATCTTTTCCTAACAATAACAACTCCTTATCAGCTATTTATCCTCAAAACAACCAACAAGTTTTAGAGTTGGTATATACTGATAAAGGTTACAATGAGAAGGTTGAAGAAGTTGAAAAACAAAGACATGAGCTTAATATGGTTAAATCGTATTATTACGCTTACTCAGATAAAATTAAAAAAATAGAAGTTTTACTAAAAAAGTGATAAAAATGGACGAATTAAAGAAGGGTGAAGGCGATGTTTACTTAGACAATAAGGTAAATAGACGCTTAGGTAGAGTTGGACTCCCTAAGAAGCTTGTAGGAGCTGAGAACAAGCAAGAAAGAGAAAACATTAAGACTGAAATGTCTAAGAATAAAAAAGACATACTTGGTCTTAATGCTGGTGAGAGTTTTCAAGTAAAAGCTAAGGATGGAAAAAGTTACATCTTCAAAAGAAGTGAGGATGGTAAGCAGTTAATACTTTATGTAACAAATCCTCAAACAGGTAAAGAGAAAAAAGTTAGGGAGGTTAAGTTCGCAGAGTCAAAATAAAAAGTGCCTTTAAACCACTACAACAAGGTTTGACGTAAAAAACCCACTACTATAAAGGGGGATGGAAGGGGGGAGCTACAATTCTCCTCTTTTTCCTTGACTTATTAAGTATTTATACCTACCTTGTAAGCATGTTAAATATTAAAACAATAATACAATGAAGTTATTTGAAGATTCTATAAAGAATATAGATTTAAGTGATCCAAAGTTTGAAAATACCTCAAAAGTGCATGATTGGCGTAATTATGTACCAGAAGAATGGAGAAAAGACTGGGATAGATTTACGTTACGTGAAAGAACTGTAATAGCTGTAATGGCTGAGACGCAAGCTTGCAATGAGTTATGGGATTAAACTAAAAAAACATAGAAAGATAATGAGCAATTTTGAGCTTGTGCTTATAACATTTTAAAAACTTAAAGTTATGAAACGATTAACCAAAAAATTAAGCTATACACTATATTTAGTGTCAGCAACTGTTTTACTTACAAGCTGTAACTATACAGAAAGAACGCTGATAGAGTTTAAAGATATGGAAGAACCGATAGTATTGCAGTATAAAGAAAAAGATACTTTTTTTTACAGTGTGGTATTAAAAGACGGCAAAGGTAAATGTCACAAATTTGGAAATATAAGTGTGCTAGCTAATTACATAGGTGATAATTATCAAATAAACGATACGATACCTAAATAGTTGCTAAAATTAAATGTAAGAATAAACAGTAAGAATTATGAAAGAAGAAAGAACGGAAGATTATTACAATTTGGTGTCGGGTATATTAAATGATTACAGTATAGAGTCTATAAAGCAAATGGATGATATTACAATTGACACACTTTGCCGTTTCAAAAGAGAGGTAAGGCAAAAAACAGAAGCCTCAAATCTAAACTCAACAATCCTGTCATTATTCAACAAACTTAAAGAGTATGTAGATGTAGATGATTTAGAATTGTGCGATGTGTATTTAAAAAGCCCTTTCGGTCGAACAAATGTGCTTAATTTTTTCACAAATAGTAGATATGGAACAAGTTTATTTGTAAAAGGTTATAAAATAAACACAAAGACAATAAATAAGATGGAGTATATAATTATAACTGATACTCTTAATAGTGTAAGTTGCGTTTTTTGTGAATTTACTAAATTAAGAGAGCAAGCTTTATCATTTGTTTTCTTATTCCTTCAACATTATTCAGAAGATAATAATCTAAAAATATTCAAATGGGTTAACAAAATTAATCCTATTTTTGAAAAGTGGCATTAATACTTGACTTATTAAGTATTTATACCTACCTTGTAAATTAAAACAGTAAGAATTATGAAATTAGAATTAAGTAAAGAAGAAGCAAGAGAAATATACGCTTTAACAAAAGATGAAAGGGTGAGGAAAAAATTAGAGGCTAACTTTTCTAAAGAGGAGTTAGGTGTAGCTCCTACGAAACCTAAGTGTTGGGAGGACTTAGGTGAGATTAAAGGGTATTGGGTTGATGGATTATCTGATGTTGAGCAAATTCC